GGCCATCTACTTGCCGCCCCCGCCATACGAGGCGGCCGAAGCGAAGTCGCCGACGCTGTTCAGCACGGCCAGCGGCACGGCCCACGACGCAGCGCGCCGATAGCCCTTACGCGCCTGATCCGCGGCGCCGGCCCGGGTCAGTTCGGAAAGAACCGCCACGCCCTCATCGCGATAGGCGTCGCGCATGGTCCGCTTCTGGATCATCTGGCCGGTCTGGCTGTCGAGGCTGGCCCCGCGCGTCGACCGGATGGCGTCGATGTTGCCGAGCGCGGTCTGAAGGTCCTCACGCGACCGCTCGCCGATCTGCTTGCCGCGCAGCAGGGCCATGTCGCGCTCGATCTGGGCGCCGAGAGCCTGGGCCTGGTTCGCGGATCGTTGCGCGAAGCCGCCCATGATGCCTGACACGCCCTTTGCGAAGGACCCGGCGGCGGCGAGTGCGAGAAGGGGGAGTGCCATGTCGCCACGGTCGCGCTGACCGGGCAATGGCGGAATGCACCCGCTGGCCTAGTTTCGCACCTCGAGCACGATCCCGTTCACGCGCCACGGACCGGGATACGGTCGGGTGAACGTCGCGGTCGGCTCATACGACCAGCCGAACATCGAGGCCCACGCTTCCTCGTCGCGCAGGGGCGGATCATCGCCGGTGTCCTCGCCGCCGCGATAGGCGGGCAGGACATCGCCGTTGATGGCCATGTACCGGCCCGACCAACGCACGATCGCGCGGATGATGCGCTGCTTCCGGCGCCGGGCCCGTTCGTCAGCGGCCTCCAGCGGGTGCCAGGTTTCGGCCTCCGGAGTGAAGTTGAACCCCAGCTGGATCGCGCCCTCCAGATCCGGCACGCCGAAGTCGCCATCCGCGTCCAGCGTGACCTCGCCGATGTAGGAAGCGCCCATCATCAGGCTGCACGTCGCGCCGGCCAGTGCGGCGCAGCGATAGACGAACGCCGCCGCGATCTCGCCGTCGGGCCCGTCGATCGTCTCGACCGTGGCCGCGCCTTGCAAGTCGCCGATCACGACATCGACGCAGGCGTCCATGTAGCGGGCCGGGTCGAACACCTCGAGCGAATAGACCGTCGACACCCCGTGCGTCCGCCGGAACAGGCCCCACGCCTCGCCCTTGTGCGCGCACAGCCAGCGGCACAGGCCCGTGGTGCTCCATTGGGTCCAGCCGAAGACCTCGGCCGAGTCGCTGTAATAGACGACCGGCATCGTTCCGTCGGTGTTGGCGCCATAGACGTACCGCTCCGGGTCCGTCTCGCCGCCGCTCACATAGGCCAGCGACCGCGGCGACGCGATCAGGTGCGACGACAGCAGGCTGATGTCGGCCGTCTTCCATGACTTTCGCACGTCGCCGGTCGGGAAGATGCCGATCATCGACCCGCCGCCGTTCTCGACGCCGATGACGCCCTCGCTGATCAGGACCGGCCGGCACGGGGACAGGCCGTCGGGCCCGATCTGGTTGACGCCGAAGCTGGTCGGGCGGATCGGGTTCGTCTCGCTCTCCGGCACATAGTAGATGCCGCGCGCCGTTCCGATCAGCAGCTGCTCGGCGCTGATGACGTGGCGGATGACGCCGGCGCGGGAGTCGCCCAGTTCCTCGAAGATCGCATCCGCATCGCCGACGCCGACCTGAAAGTCCTGCATGTCGCCGATGGCGCTGGCCAGCACGCCGAACGGCACCTCGGGCAGGCGGGCCTTCCAGAATCGGTTGCGATGCACGGCGCCGGTCGCCGCATAGCCCCGCAGCACGCTCTCGGCCTGCTCATCGAAGTCCAGCGCGGCCGCGTTCGTCGTCGTCGACTGCGCGCCGGTCACGCGCGTCACGGTCCCGGCCCGGCCGATGATCTGCTCGCCGGTCGGCGTCGCCGCCGCATCGTAGAAGAACGGCGTGAAATTCGACATCAGGATGGTCAGGGCGCCGCCGCCGATGGCCGTGATCTCGCCCTCGGTCTGGGTGTCGCGGCGCTGAACGACCTCGCCGACCTCGAACCCGTTGGTCGAGGCGACCGGCAGGGTGATGGTCGGGAACAGTTGCTGGATGACCGTCGCCGTCGCCGTGTCAGCGTCCGTTACGGCGGTGATCTGAACCTCGCGCCCCTGGATGCGAAGGCGCAGGTCATCGTGCAGGGCGTCGAAATAGGCCGCGCTCGCCGTCAGGGTCACGGAGCCGCTGACCCCGCTCGGCGTCAGGCTCACGCCCCGGTCAGCGAACCGGTAGTAGGACTGGCGCAGCGAACCGCCGATGCCCGCTGGCGCCGCGTCCTCGGCCACGCTCCAGACGCCGGCCGTCGAACGCGTGATCAAGGCCGTCGGCAGGTCCGGGTGCAGCACCCGCGCCTCCTTGTCGTACGGCTCAACCACCAACGGCGTCTCCGCGTCCGTCAGCATGGCCAGCGTCCAGTCGCAGTTCGTCGTCACCGTCTGGACCAGCGCCCGGGTCGCGACATCGAACACGTCCATCTGCCCGTCGGTCAGGACCAGCACGAACGCCGTGTCCTGCACCACCATCATGCAGACGACGCCGTCGCCGTCGACCGTGGCCACCCGCTCGGTGCCGGGACGCGCCTCGAGCGCGCCGCTGACGAGGATGCGCACATTCCGCGCCCGCTTCAGGCTCTTGGCGCGCACAGCCAGATCGGCGCGGAACAGGTGCTCGACCCCCACCTCGCCCGTCTCGAACGACATCTGCTCGACTTGGCGCGCCGGCATCAGAGATACGCCCGATTGTCCCAGGCGCCGCGGCGGTTGCGCGACACCGTCAGATCCCACTCGCCCGCATCCGGCGCCGTGCTGGCGCGCTGGTCACGAACCCGCGCCTTCTGCAGCTTCATCTCAGCCAGCCGTTCCCGCTCCTTGGCGAGGTCGTGCTGCTCCGCGACGCCGCCGTAGAAGATGGCCTCCATGCGGTGCTGAATGGCCATGGCGAAATCAGCCGGCCACTCCGACTCGTCGACCCGATAGGTGCCGACCGCGTACAGGTCCTCATCGTATTCGGTCAGGACGGCGCAGCAGGCGCCCTGGGTCGTCGACCGCTCCTCCTGATCGACCCGCTGGCCGTCGACATCCTGCACGTATTGCAGCGACATCAGGCCGACCGGCTTGCGCCAGACCTGCAGCCACGGCTTCTCCGGCGTCAGTTCGGTCAGCTGCATCGCGTTGATCCGGCGCGCGAACTTCCAGCCGTGCTGCGTCAGGTATTCCTCGACGATGCCCTCATAGTGCTGGGCCGTCAGGTTCGCGATCTCGGACCCGTCGTCGAGCGTCGTGATCTCGCCGTTGCCGGTGCGGCTGGCGGCGCTTGCGATGATGCCGAGTTTGGTGGCCATGACAGCGAAGGTCGGCCGAACCCGTCGGCGCCGGAATGCACCCGCCGCGCACGAAAAAGGCCCCCGGCAACGAACGCGCCGGGGGCCAGTCTTCTGTCGGACCGTCGAGGGGAGGGTCAGGCCGGCAGGAGGGCTTTCAGCTTCGCGGTCGGGGCGCCGGCGAAGTACTTGATCTGTGCGGCCTTGAGGGCGGCGATGATGGCCGCGCGCTCCGGGTCGACGGGCTTCTTGGCACCGCCCTTCTTGCCGTTGCCGTCGTGGTCGAGCGGGTCGACGGCGGGGGCGGGGGCTTCGACGAAACCAGGGACGGGCGCGTCGGGCTCCGGCTCGGCGGCGGGCAGGGGCATGTGGTCCGGGTCGACCAGCGGAATGACCGGCTCCGGCTCGGCGACCGGCGCAGGAGCCTTCGCCTTCAGGTCGGCCGGCTTGTGGCCGTGCGCCCAGACGCCGCGGCTGTTGGCCACGTTCTCAAGCGCGGTCGGAACCGAGCAGAACATCTCCTGCCCGGTTCCGGTGTGATGGATGACGGCGCGGTCATCCCCTCCCATGACGACCCCCGACATCAGCCGTGGCCCAGGGTGTCGCGGCTGAAGAAGCCGGACCAGTTGATGCCGGTGGCGATCGTGCCGGTCACATCCGTATAGGCCCGGATGTACGGGTAGCAGACGCCGGCCTGCTCGTTGATGAACAGCAGCTCGTAGCGGCCGACCAGCGAGGTGATGGCGCCGCCGGGGTTCGCCGCCGTGATGCCCAGCGACAGGATCGCGAGGTTCTGAACGTCCGAGGCGAACGTCGACGAGGTCGAGCCCTGCACGCAGATGCGATAGACCTCGTCCGTCGCGGCTTCGATGGCGGTCACATCGACCACGAGAGCGCCCTTCCAGACGGCCTCGCCGACGGTGATGATGGTGTGGGCGGTGTCCGCAGCGACCAGACCGGTGGCCTTGGCCACCAGATCAACGTCGTACGGATATTGGCGGGTCTGCTTGGCGGTGGCCATCGTGGGCTCTCCAGAAGAAGGTCAGGCCCGACCGAGGTCTCCCCCGGCCGGGATAGGCTTAGGCGACGATCGCGAGATCCTTGACGCCGGTGACGCGGTGCAGGGCGGACGGGTGCTCGATGCAGATCCCGAAGTCCCACTCGATGCGGGTCTGCAGGAACGGGCCCGAGTCGATCTCACCCTGGTCGACGACTTCCATCGGCGCGACCTGCAGGCCGGTGAACATCCCCTCCTTCATGGAGGCGACGTAGATCGACGCGGCGGTGGCCGTGGCGCCGCCCGATGTGACCTCGTCGAACGGGAACAGCACGGTGTCGTTCACCTCGTCCTCGTAGCCGACCAGAATGGGCAGGCCGCGATAGGAGGTGATGGTGCGGCCGAAGTCGTCCTTCGTCTGGGCGACATAGCCGCCGACGCCGGTGTTGCGGCCGGCCTGGGTCAGGCGGGTGCGCATGGCCTTCGACATCATGAGGTGCGTGGGCTCCATCACCTTGTCGATGGCGCGGTCCAGCGTATAGAGCGACAGGGCCGCGCCGCCGTCGGCGACCGAGTTGGCCGTCAGGGCGTTGCCGACCAGACGGGTCTTGATGCCGTTGAACTCCTTGGGGGAGGTCGCGTTGGCGCCGGAGATGATCTTCGAGGTGATCGCGCGGGTCAGCGCCTTCACCTGCATCTTCTCCTCCCGCGCGCGGCGGGTCGGACCGAAGCGGCGGATCAGGGCCTTGTCGACCTTGATCTCGCCGCCGGCGATGAAGGTCTGCTCGACCTGCGGGTTGATGACGCCGGTCGTGGCCGTATAGCTCTCGTTGATGCCGCGGAAGGCGACACCCGGCAGGGCGGCCTCGAGGTCATAACGATAGGCGCCGCCGGGGGCGGTCTGCAGCGGCAGGGCGGCGATGATGTCGCTCTGCTCGGCGAACATCTCGACGAACGCACGCTGAACGCTGCCCTCGGGGAGACCCTTGGAGTATTCGACGATGTTCTGGGTGGCCATGGCTCAGGGGTCCTTTAGGCGGCGGCTTGTGATGCGCGGATGGCTTCGAGGCGGGACGCACCGTGCGTCCCCTCGAACTTGGAGGCGCCGGCGGATGCGCCGACTCCGGTCGCGGCCACAGGGCCGGATTTCAGCTTGGTGATCGTCTCGATCGCGGCGATGCCGTCGGCGCTGATCAGCGCACCGGCCAGGGCCTCGAACTGCGCGCTCGGCAGGTTGGCCTTCAGGTAGCTGGCGGCCGCGTCACGACGGGCCGGCGCATTGGCGCCCAGCTTGGTCATCTCGGCGACATAGCCGTCGATCTTCGCCTGCTCGGCGGCGATCTGGTATTTCGCGAAGGCGCCGACGAACTCGCCGAACTTGCCCTTGGGCAGTCCAGCCTCGCGGGCGATCTTCTGGAAGTCGGCCCAGAGCGGGTCGTCCTTGTCGATCTCGACCGTGATGCCGTCGGGCAGGGCCAGATCGGCGGGCAGGGCCAGATCGTAGGACTCGCCCTCCTTGGGCAGGTCGGCCTCGCGCTCGGCTTGGGCGGCCTTCAGGTCACGCAGGGCGGACCAGACATCGCCGGCCTTTACGCCGGTGGCGTCGTCCCAGAATTCGTCGGGCAGTCCTTCAGGGCGAACGGGCGGGGTCGACGCTTCTCCGGCGGCAGCGGTCGCCTCGGTTCCGGTGACCACGCCTTCAGTCGCAACTCCTTCGACCGCGGCGACCGTGTTCGGGTCGATCGCGGCGGTGTTCGCTTCACTGTTGGTCGCTTCGGTCGTCATCGGTCACCCGTTCGTCGAGCCTCTCAAGCTCTCGAAGCAGGCTGCGGCGACCGGCCGCGCGCAACAATGCACCGGCGTCCCCCTCGTCACTGAGGGCGGTCATCTGGCGCTCCCGGAAGTCCAGATAATCCAGCACCACGGCCCATTGCGGCAGGCTCGTGATCGTCTGGATGGCGCCGCGAATCCGCGCCTTGTTCGGGTCCTTCGGGCGATTGGTCCCGGATGCGACCCGAGCGTATACGTCTTCACGACGGCTCACTGGCCCGCTCCGCCGGGTGCGGTTTCCAGACCCGGCGCCATGCCGGGCTGACCGAGCACGCCGCGCATCATCTCGTCGGCGGCCTTCGGATCGCGCAGGGCGATGAGCTCGTCATCCACCGCGCGCTTCAGGTTCTCGATGGTCTTCACCGTGTCGACCGTCGCGGCCACAGCCTGGTCGCCGAAGGTGCTGCGCACGATGTTCAGCAGGTTCGAGGCGTTCTGGACCTTCTCGCCGTCCTGCTGCTTGGCCAGCGGGTTCTTCGGCTGGACGCGGATGGCCTGACGGCCGGCCTGCACGATCTCGTCGATCTCGCCGCGCTTGGTCAGCAGGTACTCGACGCGCTGCAGGATGGCGATGACGCCCTCCTCGTACAGCTTGCCGGTCGGCTGCTCGAGGCGGCGGCCCTCCTCCAGCTGCTCCTCGCGCCACTGGAACGCGGTCGGCGGCGTCTTGCCCTTCTGGTCGGGCCCGTTCTGGAAGCCGGCGCGGCGCACCGCGTCCTGCAGCATCCCGGTCTCGTAATAGGCGGTGTTCAGGTCGGCGGTCTCGGCGAAGTCGACCTTGGAGCCGGGCAGGCGGGGGATCGCCATTCCGGGCCCGATTCCGCCCTCGGGGTTCAGGACGCCGTCGTCGTCATAGAAGAACGGCGGATCGCACGCCTTACCCATGTGCTTCAGGCGCAGGTAGGCGACCTGATCCAGGGACTTCGCGTTGGCCAGCGCCTTGCGCAGCGGGCCGTTGCCCCACGCCGTCGTCGAGGTCGAGCGCCAGCGGGTGACGATGATCGGGCAGGAGCCGACGCCGACGAGCTCGTCCTCGATGATGACATGGCCGTCGACGCAGACCTGCCACTTCCACTTCTCGTCGCCCGGGTCATAGATCCGGGTCGCGGCCTCGATGCAGATGACGGACTTGCGCTTGGTCGACGCCTGTCCGGCCTCGCGCCGCAGTTTCGCCGGCCAGTTCGCGCCATCACCCCACTGAGCGAACGCTTCCTCCAGCGGCATGGAGAACTCGCGGGCCTTGAACGAGAGTTTGCCCTTGGCGCCCTTCTCGATCAGCAGCTGGTGCGGGCCGATGCCCTCGAAGCACAGCGGCTCGCCGGCGCCGTAGTCGTTGCAGACCATCGCCGCGGTGCCGTGACCCAGGTCGAACGACCACTCGGCGCCGGCCTCGGAATAGAAGTTCGAGCCGCTGACCGCGTCGAAGATCGCCTGCGTCCGCTTCTTCAGCGGCTCGGCGAGGGCGGCCTTCACCGCGTCGTCGATCGCGCTGACCGGCTCGTATTGAACCCACGGCGCCTCACGCGGCATCATCCGATGCAGGGTGTCGGACGCGAAGTCCTCGGCCACCTGCTGCAGGGTGTCGTCGTAAAGCGCATCGGCCTCATCGGACCGGGTCGTCGTTGTCGCGCTATCGCCGATGCGCGGACGCACCGGGTCGGCCAGCCGCAGGAAATCGTTGATCGCCCCCTCGTGATGGGAGCGGTCCAGTTTGCCCGCGGTGAGACGCTTCGCCAGATCGGGGGGAAGAGCCATCAGACCAGAACCGCCCGGCCGCTACTGCCGCCGCTGCGGCTGGCGCCGCCCGAGGCGCCGCCGCCCGAGATGGGCGCGACCGAGCCGCCCGGGCCGCTTCCGACCGAGCCGCCACCGCCACCCGAAACACTCACCGCTCCACCGCCACGCGCCCCGTACTTGCGGATGCGGCGGCGCGTCTCATCGTCCAGCAGTTCGCCGGTATTCTCGATGAAGGCGGCGTCAGCCCGGCGCTCCTCAGCCTCGCGGGCTGACTTGATCCGGGGATCTTCCTTGGGGGCTTTGGTTTTCACAGACAAACACCTGGCGCGCTCCGGCCCGTACAAGGTCGCGCTTCAGGCCCGCCGGGGACAATGCACCCGAACGCAGCCCCACCAACCGCTTGACCGTTCCGACGCAGAACCAGCCGAGTCCGATGGGGGCCTCTCCGCGGCCGGCGATGCGGTAGATGTCGGCAGTCGGCGCCACCCCGGCGACCCAGCGGCGGAACGGCGCTCCGGCCGGCACGGTGAACACCCGGGTCCAGCGGAGGTGCGGGTCGATCACGATCCAGACGCCGGTCCGGGCGTCGAAGGCGAAGGCGAACACATGGCCCCATGGGGTCCGGCCGCGCTCGATCACGACGTTCCAGTTCAGGTCCTGCCGGCCACCGAGGGGCCCGGTCATCGGCGGTACACCGAGGCGCGGGCCGACGGCGCCCGGCCGCGGCTGAACACATCCACCGGCCGCAGCGTGCTGACCGGCCGGGGCCGCTCCGTCCGCCCGACCGTGGCCCGACCCTCGCCCCCGCCCATCAGCACCTCGATGCAGGCGTCGACCGGGTCCGAAAACTCGTTCTTCAGCGGCTCGTCGTGATAGGTCGGCGAGCCCGAGACCTTCTTGCGCTGGTACACATAGGCGCCGCCCATGGCCGTCGTCAGCTTGGCGCAGCCGTCGCAGTTGAACACGATGCCCGGCTGGCCGTGCACCATCCGGTTCAGCAGCATCGTCATCGTCTCGAGCCGGATCGTGCGCCGGTTGCCGCGGTCGGCCTGGCGGACGTGCATGCCGTACTTGTTGAAGATGTCGAACGCCGTCCGGTTGTCGACCTCCGAGCGCATCGACGCGCCAGACGGGTCACCCCAGAAATGGATCGGCGGACCGTCGGCGGCCATCCACTCCGGGAACCGCCGCGCCAGAAACGCCTTCAGCGCCGGCGCGAACTCCTCGGCCGCCATGTTCATGCCCGTGAACTCGGCCAGCACGAACCAGCGGCCGCCGACCTGCTGCATGATGATCGCCGCCGGGCGCCGGCCGAAGTCCAGACCGACGTGCAGCGCGACGCCGCTCGTGGCCTGCAGCGGCTTCTTCGCGACATGCACATCCCGCACGAACATCGGGAACACCGGCAAGCCCGACTGCGAGATCATCACCCGGTTCATCAGGTCCGCGTCGATCTCGTCCTTCGTCCGCCCCTCCAGCAGGCCGAAGATGCGCTTCTCGCCGACGATGTGGATGTTCTCGGCCAGCGGATTGATGTCGTAGGCCAGCACGGACCCCTGCGCGTCCATCCGCTCCACGAACCAGGCCGGCTGCACCAGAAAATCCCAGGTGGCCGGCTTGATGTGGGCCTTGCGCTCCGACTCCGTCCAGTCCTCAGGCGGCGGCGCATCGCCCCGCATGATCGGCACCCAATGCCCCAGAGGCGGAGCGTTCATGTCGATCTGCAGGAATTCCTTGCCGCCGGGCCGCGGGAACCAGCCGGTCCGCTCCAGCACCGCCACCACGAACTTGCGGCTGTAGTACTGGGCCTCGTTGATCCACGCGCCGGTGAGCTCCAGCGACTTCAGCGACGGGATGTCCTCTTCGCCGGCAAACGACTGGAAGATGACCTCGGCCTCGACATCGCCGAACTGCATCATGTGCCGATACGGCGGCGTCCACTTGAACGTGCCGTACAGCTTCTCGGGAAACCAATCGAGCCACGTCTTGATCGTCGTGTTCAGCAGGTCCGGGTAGCTGTTGCGCACCACCAGCCAGCGCGACCGACGCTTGCCCGTGTGATCGGGCTCCACGTTCATCATCGCCTCGTAGATCCGCATCACCGACGCCACGGACTTGCCGCTGCGCACCGGGCCCTGGATGCAGACCACGTTCGCGCGGCTGTCCAGATACCGCTCCAGCTGGAGGCCGTCGGGTTTGTAGATGCGGCCGGTCGACATGCCCGAACCGTGCGACCGCCAGCCGCGCCCCGGAATGCACCGGCGCCGTCAGAGCGCCACCGCGGCTCCGTCGACGACATGGTGCGTGTCGTCGCTCACCTCCGGCCCGACCTCGACCACAGCCTCGCCGGCACGCGCCTGCATCTCCGCCGCCGACGCCGGGCACAGGACGATCCGAAGGATCTCGCCGGTCGCCGTCTCGTAAACCGCCACGCGCATCCTCAGCCCTCCAACGGGTTCGCGATGAGCGATCGGCGGAAGACCTGTCCGTCCGTGACCTCGCCCGGCGCAAACTCCAGCGAATATGTGAACGACCCCGCCCCCGGCGTGTCGACGTACCGAAGCACGAACTGGCGCGGCAGGGCATAGGCGCCGCCGAAATCGCCGCCCGGGCCAAGCTGGACCGCGGCTGACGTGATCTCGGACGCATCCCGGAACAGCTTGAGCGTCCCGACAGTGGCGGAACTGCCAATGCCCGTGAACAGCGTGTTGACCAGACCGTCGACCAGCACCGAGCCGCGAACGACCGTCACGGCGAGCGTCTGGACCTCCTTCTGCGTCGACTCCGCGGTCCACAGCACGGCGCTGGATGTCAGCGCCACAAACGGCGGCGTGATCGCGCCGGCCAGCACAGCATCCGTCTCGACCACGTCAGCCGCCAGACCCGTCGGATCCGCCAGCGCATCCGACGCCACCTTGCCCAGGAACCCCGCCTTGTCGTCGCCCCCGATGTTCAGCCCCGTGAACGCCTGCGTTCCGTCCAGCGTGTCGTCCAGACGGCCATCAACCACATTGGCCACCACGATCGCCGTCGCCGCATTTTCGCTGGCCTGCTCAATCTCTCGCGCCTCAAACGCCGCTCGCCTCTCCGGCGGCAGGCTGATCCGCGCCCGGTCCCGAAGACGCTGCATGGGGGTGCCGTTGCGGCTCATGGGTCGATCGCTTCTTTGGTCGCCGCCACCGCAGCCAAGGCCAGGATCGACCGCGCGCCGCCCTCACTGTCCCCCTGCACCAGCCAGAACGTCTGCGCCGGCTGCTTCAGGCCGCATAGCGTGAACACGATCGCCTCAGGCTCGCCGTGACCCTTCGCTACGAACTCATCGAACGCATCGCTCAAGCGACGAACGAACTCGGTCCGCCGATCGCTCCCGACCACAGCACCGCGCAGGCTGACTACATTCGCTTCCATGCCCGCACCTTCGGCCCGTCACCCCGGACAGCGAATGCACCGGACAGCAGAACGCCCCCGGCGTGAACCGAGGGCGTCTTGAGGCTGGCTTCGCAGTTGGTCAGCAGATCAGCGTGTCGCGGAGCTGAGTACGGGCGATCGGGTCGGGCTTGATGCGCCGAAGGACCCGCTCGCGGAGGTCCATGTCGGCCACCGTCTCAACGGGGCTGGTGACCTTGTTGAACACCGTCGCGAGGTGCTCCTTGACCGAGGCCCACTGAGCCGCAGTTGGCGGACCGCCGTTGAGTTCGGAGAAGCCCTGCAGCCAGTACGCGAACTGCTCCGCCGTCATCAGACGGCCTCGACCGGCGTGAGGTCGACGTAGAACGTCTGGCCCGGCTCGAACTTGCCGATCAGCGCCGGGTTGGCGACCGTCAGGTCGATCAGGACCGACGGCGAGAACCTGGCGAAGGTGTTGTCCTCATCGGAGCCGTCGTCCGGGTAGGGTCCAGACTTGGCGACTCCATGGAACACCAGCCGCTCCTGAGTGGTATTGCCTTCGTGCTGGCAGGTCGGCGAAACGCTGCCGACGCGGACTTTCGCGCGCATGGTGGTCATGGTCAGTCTCCGGGGTTCGGGTGAGGAGCCAACATCACCCTGCCAAGCACCGGTCGGAATGCACCCGGCAATCGGGGGTGAGGGCAAACCCAAAATTCCAGACCTTCGTGCGCCCAGACCGGCCTGAAAGGGGAGGGGGGCCACAGCACTGGGAGCGAGACCCCCGTGGGTGTGTGTACGGCCGCGATTTTGCCCCCACCCCCCGTCCGGCCGGGGATCCGCGCCGTCTGACTACGCCTGGTCGGTGTCCGGGTCGGGGAGGTTGGTTTCGCCTGCAGGTTCGCCCGTCAGACTGTGGTCGAGTCTGACGCTGCGCCCTTCGATCAATGGCTTAGCACCATCCGCCGCCCGCTCCCCAAGCGGTTCGGGCTGGCTGCGGTGGATGGTGACCAGCGCGCCCAGGTCAATCGTGACGCTCAACCCGCTCTTGTCGTCGTATTCCGGGAAGCGCGCCCGCATGACGTGGGACCATGCGCCGGCCGGGAAGCGGTTGTTGTCCGTCGAGATGGCCTGTCGCGCCCTGCTGGTCCACCAGGCCTTCTCGCGGGTGCGCGCGTGGTTGAGGGCGGTTCCGAGTTCTGAATGCGCCTCGCCCCACGCCTTGAGGGTCTCCTCGCTGATTGCCCAGTGAGCGGCGACTTCGGTAGCGGAGTAGCCTTCGGAGGCGAGGGCGAGGAGCTCGGGGATCAGGTCGGGGGTGTATTCGGCGGGTTCGGTGCGGGGGGCCGGCAGGGTGGCGCGGCGGGTGGTCGGGTAGGTTGCCAGCTGGTCGGCCTCGCGTTGTTCGCGGCGGAGGCGTTTGAGCGGGGTTCCGGCCATCGGTGCTGCGGGGTCCGTCGGTGAGGGTGAGGAGGTGCGCGCGTGAAGGCGCGGGGCGTCCCTTGCGAGGTTTTGGCCGATTTTGGCCGTGCTCAACAATGCACCCGGCCTAAGTGGTTGATATGTCTGGCGTTGGCGGGCGCGAATCAGCGTCGATTGTCGTTGACTTGGCCGAGGGGGTGGCGAACCATTCGCCATAATGGCCGCGCACCAACGCCTCCGATCGGTCGAATTCGCCGCCTTGTCCGAGGCGATGGCGGGGCCCTTGTGGGTGTCTCACATGGCGCGGGTCCTGGGGATGCCGTCGCGCACGCTGCAGCGGGTCCGGGATAGCGCCAAGGCGGGGCTTGAGCATCGCCAGGCGCAACGGTGTCTGGACCTGTTGAGCGTGGCGCTTGATGCGATGGCCGCGCGCGGTCGGGGGCTGAAGTCGAGAGGTGGCCGGCGCGAGGTCGAGAAGCGATACGCGAGGAAGGCTATCGGCCGGCGAGATCCGGGCGACTAGCGAGGAAGGCGCGCTTTTCGTCGTCCGTCAGGGTGCGGACCGGGGCGCGCGGTACGTGAGTCCATGCGCCCGGAGTCGGCTTGTCATCGCTCGGGAACGCCGCCTCGCTTGGCTTTCGCGCCTTCGCCCGGTTCCAGTTCATCGCCATAGCCGCCAGCTTTCGTTGCCTCTCGCGTATGGCGTAGCACACACGCATACGCGGGGCCACGCATGGGGCCACATAGCCGGGCGATATGAAACGTATTGACATTCGATAGCGGCGCGCTATGTTCCGTGTCGTCAGCCCCGCCGGGGCGCTCATGGAACCGAGACAATGCGCATCCTTCCCGCCATCTTCACCCTTTCGACCGGCCTTGTCGGCGCTGTTGCCGGCGCTGCGATGGTCGCGACCATCGACCGCATGCCGGCCGAAACCCCGTCGATCAACCGCGGCGACATCACCTGCAGCACGGACAGCGAGTGTCACGCCCTGGATCATCACCGCGTGCTCATCGGCATCGGCTGCGGCCCGGACAAGGTGACCAGCTACGCCCTCGAGGAAGATGAGTTCGGCTTTGACCACTGCGACGTGATCGAAGCGCGCCGCGTGGTTGGCGAATGGGGTCAGTCCACGCGCTGACGCTCAAGTCTCCCGCCCTGTCACCGGGGCGGGTTTCTTGAACGCCTGTCGCGTTCGCAATGCCCCGGACGGGGCGCCTGAAAGGAAAGACGATGCGCCAATCAATCATCACCTATTTCATCGGCCCGACGAACTATCGCGGGTCGCGGATCAAGGCCAAGGCGTCGGGCGGTGCATCCGTCACGCTGGACTGGGACCACGCCATGAACCCGGCCGGTAATCACCGGGCCGCCGCAAAGGCGCTGGCGGACAAGCTGGAATGGTCCGGCGAGTTTGTCGCGGGCGGCATGGCGGACGGTGCAACCGTGTTTGTCGATTGCAGCGGCGACTTTGGCGACGGGTTCCGGTCGGGGGACAAGGCGTGACCGGCCCCGCATTTTTCCACGTCAAGGTGCGCGAGATCGGCCGGAAGCAATGGGTCTTCCTGTCATCGGGCGGGACGAACCGCCTTCGCGTTCATGCCTTGGTTTTCGCCGGTCGCGAGCGTGCTCAAGCCCTGATCAACGACAACGCCCCGGACAATCCGGAATGGGAATGGCGGATCGTCCCCGCCGCCTAACCGCCCCGCTTTCCCGCTCGCTTCACGGCGGGCGGGTTTGCCGGTCGGTTAGGCCGAACTGCCCGATCCGGGCGCCGAAAGGAACCACGATGAAAGACGCAATGACCCTCTACCGCGACGCCGAGGCCAAAGCCGGTCAGGAGGGCTCGCGCAAACGCTGGCGCATGGCATCTCAGGCCCTCGCCCTGGTTACCGATGACGCGGCCGGGCAAACTGCCTTCGCGACCGCCAACGCCACGCACAAGCGGGCTGACTGGCGCATCGCAGCCCGGACGCTGGCAAGGGCCGTCAGCGGGGCGGAAATCGGGCCTGTTGCCCATGTCCGCGCCGAACGTGCACCCCGCGTCCTGACCATGCTGGAATTCTTCGCAGCGGCCGGCGGACTGCAGGACGCGGGCGGCGATCTCCGCGCCATGGACGCGCATATCTGGCATCGCGGCGCGGCGTTCCGGCGTCGCCTCATCAATCCCGCCGGTCTGTCGCTCGACTACGCCGCCGATCTGGCATTCGAGCGCGGCTATTTCGACGACATCGCCCCGGCCGCATGGGACTCGCCCGACAACCAGCACCCGGTGACGACGGCTATCCTGCTCGAGGCCATCAGGCGCGAGCTCGCCGGCAAGGTGCGGATCCCGAACGCCTGCGCCGATGCGCCGTATTTCGTCGCCCCGGAACCGGACGATGCCGAACGCCTGTATGCCGAGGCGTTCCCGGAAGATGACGCCTATGCGGCATGGGCTGATGAATGTGCGGAGGCTGCGTGATGGCGAGCGAAGTCGTCTATCTGGTCGACGGGCAGGCGCATCAGGGGCTGATCGACGGAGTGACGCCCGCTCCCGCCTTCGCCCGCGCTATGCAGGCCGAACGCCAGCGCCGCGACACACGCCACGGCCACGCGCCCTTGCCATGCGGCGGCCTATGGGATGAAACGGCGCAGCGCCAAGGGAGCCTGTTTTGACCATCACCACGCCCGACGACCTGAAAGCCGCCCGGCAGTCCCTGGGCTGGAGCCTGCGCACAATGGCGCGGGCTCTTCGCCTTGCCGGAACGCTGGACAAGGCCGCGACGCGCGTTCGCGAGATGGAGTCGGGGTCACGCCCCATCAGCGGCCCCGTGTGCGTCTCGGTCGAGGCGTTCCTGACAGGCTGGCGCCCGGACGGGTTCACAGCCGAACCTTAATCGACAGCAAAACCCCATCACCTCCTGGCGCCCGACGATGCAGACCCCCTCCGTTTCGCCGGGCGTCTCTGTGTCTGGCTCCCGACGTGCCAAGCCTGACAGTCGGTGCAGCGATAGGCCACCACGGAACCGCCTCTGGAGCTCATGCGCTTGGCGACCTTGCGTGCCGTCGACAGGGTGTCGAACGCGAACTTGCCGGCGCACGACCAGAACGACATCCGGTGCTTGGCCATGTCACCCCGCCTCCAGCAGATCGGCCGGGCACTGGCACCCCTTCTCGCGCGGAGTCGGGCCCCATGCGCCCAGCCACGTGCCGTCCTTGCGCCAGAACGACATCCGCATGGCCCAGTTGATCGGCTCGTCGGCGGGCTTGTGGCTGGCCGGACGATCGCTCGCCCAGTCCCGCCACCTGTCGCCCTCGATCATGCGATGGATGCCCTTGGCGTATGCGCCATCGGCCTTCGACGCGTCCTCCGACTGCCAGTAGGCTTTCAGGGCGCGGCTGATCTCTTCGAAGTCGGCGCCACGCTTCAGGGCCGCAGCCAGGGTCCGCCGAACGTCGGCCTTGCTGGAACGCTCTCGGGCTTTCGAAGGGGCCTCCGACCAGATCCGATCAATGACCTCGTCGGACAAGCGCGCATCGCGCGCGTTACTTTCTTTCTGGTTTCTAGCTTCTAGTCTCTGGGCTTTATCCCCCCCGTTATCGGTTGCCTTATCCCGAGGGTTAACCCCCTGACGCAGGGCGGGATTACCCCCGCGCGCTCCGATCTCCTTCGCTTCGGCGGCCCGTTTCTCATCCCTGACCATGCGCCGGGAGAAGATGGTCCCGTCATCCAAGCGACTGAAAACACCGGCGCTTTCCAGTTCGGCGAGCCCACGCGTGACCTCGCGCTCAGTCGCTCCGCACAGGGTTGCAAGTCCGCGCGTCGATGGTGATTTACCGTTCACCAGCAGATGTCCGACCGGCTCGGATTTCTGCATGATGCAGAGCATCTCCAGCCACAATCCGCGTGCGGTAATTGCGCACGAACGGAGGGCAGGATCGGCCTGCCAGTCGGCCGGATAGAACTTCATCCATGGCTTGCTCATGCTGCGTTCTCGAACTTGTCGGTTTGGTTTCCCCAGACGGTCCAGCCGGGGCGAGGCTCACGGGCGAACATCTCGAGGTAGGGGCCGGCGACGAGGGCTTGGATGCGCTCGTGCGTCTCGTCGGGCTTGCGGGAATGCTCGCGGCGCGGCGCCCAGATCACCTGACGTACGCCACACGAAAGGCGTTCAGGTGACCCGCGACCGAACACCAGGGCGATCTCGGACTGCTGGCGGAACCAGTACCCCATGCTCAGATCGCTGATCGGCGCATCGCCGAACATCTCAAGCTGGTCAGGGCTGCGGGCCTTTATCCAGACCGGGCCGAGCGAGCGATAGGTGAAGCCCCATGCAGCGGCCAGATCAATGGCCTGCGGAATGTGCGATGAGACCACCCACATGATGAGCAGGCAGTCCGGCCCGGCCACGTCCGCAACCGGCAGCGCCTTCATCTCGTCCTGCGTCATCGTTGCGTACGGGTCGGCGGCGAGGGTCGGCACGGCGTCGGTCCCGCTATAGGTCCGAAAACCCCACGGCGGATCCGCGAGGATGCAGGCGAACGGCCCGGCAGGCAGCGGCGCCGTCATCGCCCCATCCCCATGTTCTCGATCACGTCGCACTCGGCGATGTAGCGTTGGTGCGTGGTGCCGATCGGACCTTCGCGGGACTTGGCGCCGATGACCTCCATGTCGCGGTAGGCGCCGGCGATCTGCAGCGCGTGTTCGTCGTGCGTGGTGCCGCGCTTCGGGCCCTCGCGCTCGAGGTAGTAGGCGTCGCGATAGACGAACAGCACCCAGCTGGCGTCCTGCTCGATCGACCCGGACTCGCGCAGGTCCGACAGTTGCGGCCGCTTGTTGTCGCGCTCCTCGCATTTGCGTGACAGCTGCGAGAGGAGGATCAGCGGGATGCCGAGTTGCTTGGCAAGCTGCTTAAGCCCGGACGTGACCATGCCGATCGCCGTGGTCATGTTCACGCCCATCCGCAGCAGGGCCGTGAAGTCCATGATCTGCAGATAGTCGATGGCTGCGGCGCCGATCTTCCCGCGCTTGGACAGGGCCAGCAGGCGACGGCGCACATGGTCTAGGGTCAGCAGCGATGTCTCGTCGAGGAGGAAGTTCGCGGGCATCCGAGCGCCCATGGCCGCCAGTTCGGCGCGCTGTTCGCCATCCAGGTCCCGGCCGCGCTTCATGACGCGGTACGGGATCCCGGTGCCGAGCTCGTACGACAGCGCCGAGAGGTTGCGCCGGCTCATCTGGCGCTTGTCCATTTCGAGGCAGAAGAACGGGAACAGCATGTCGGGGTTCTTGCGCGCGGCCCCCATCATGATCGCGCGGACCAGCCCGGACTTGCCCATGGACGGGCGGCCGGCGACGACGCCGAGCTCGTTCGGGAACAGGCCCATGAGGGCGCCGTCGACGCATTCGAGGCCGCAGTAGATGCCGGGCGAGATGCCGTTCTCGGCCTCGTGATCCATCTCAGCCACGACCTCGTTGGCCGCGACCCGTGCATCGACCAGCGTGTGCCCATCCGGCGCCGCAGCAACCAGCAGGGCGGACATGGCGGCATCCGTGGCGCTGATGACCGTGAACGGCTCCTGTTCCGGGTCGCGGGCGGCCTGAGCGGCTTCCCCGGCGATGCGGATGATCTCACGGCGCCGGGCTGCGTCGTTGACCCGGGCGGCATAGTCCGGGGCGTGCCGTGATGGCGGGGCCTTGTCGACCAGATCGGCGAGGAAGGTCAGTCCGCCCGCCTGAATGTAGGTCGGGTCCTCCTTCAGCCGCTCGTGCAGGGCCGTCGGTTCAGCCAGCCGCCCGCGCTCGATCAGGCGCGTGGCCATATCCCACAGCCGGGCGTGATAGGGCTCGCCGAACGCATCCGCCGTGACGCCCTCGCCCAGGTTCTTCACCACGGCGTTGTCGAACAGGATCATGCCCAGCAGCGCGTGCTCGGCTTCGAGGGCCGAGGGCATGGGCGGGACCGGAATCAGGACGACGGGGTCGACGTTCATGCGGCGAACAAATCCCGCTGCATCCCGACCGTGGCGCGATCAGCCCGCCGGTCCGCATTGTCCGCCCATTGGTCGAGCAGCCCCGCGAACACCGGGTCTTTCAGCCGGCGTGCATCGGCCTCGCTGCGGAACACCGCGGCGCTGTGGCGATGGGATTCGGGGGTGCGCATCACGTCCCCACGACCTCCGCCCCACGCACGGTCACGGCCTGCCCCTCGCGGAACTGGCCGACGACCTGCACGGGGCCGGAACCGCGCACCCAGCGGATGATCGCGACGGTCTGGCCGGATGCGTTCGGGTACGTGCGCTCGACGGTGCCGCGGGGGTCGGTGGCGCTCATGCGCACACCTGTTTCGGCATCCGCGATGTCGTGACCGCAGCCCGATAGGCCCAGACGGCCGCATCCAGCATCACGGGGTCGTCGTGCGAAAGTCTCGCTACCTCGGTGAGCGACAGCCCCGTCCGCATGAGCGTCCACGCCTGCTTCGCAGAGCAATGAAGCATCGGGACGCGCCAGTTTTCGGCGACATGCCCGAGCACGGTCCCGCCGGGCCACTCCTTCAGGACCAGGTACGAGACACCTTTCCGGTCCACCCCGACACGGACGACCGTGCCCCGAGCGCCGATCGGCGCCGCATTCGGATGACCGTGCGCGCCCTGAAATTTCTCGACCCGATCTCCGGGTGCAAAGGTGGCCATCAGACCCGCTCCCGCTTCTTGGCAGGGGCGCGCTTCGGCTCTTCGATGGTCTTCTCAGTCGCCAGCCATGCGGTCAGGTCGCGGCGCTGGACCTTGCGGAAGTGGGACGCGTCCCATTGGACATTGGGCCAGTCGGGAAACTCAACTCCGACGCCAGTTACCAGATCAAAGACCGGACCGACCCACGCGACAGTTATGACTTGACCGACCTTCGGGCCGTACCCGCGAGGCGCGCGGTTCGTCCAGAACATCCACTTGGGCGCTCGGCGGTCCCAACGAACCGCATCCACGCACACCACCTCATCGCCCGGCTTGAAGTCGCAGCCCATCACGCGGCCTCCGACTGGTGCAGCCGAGCGCCGTACATCGCGATCAGCGCGGCCTCGGCCCGGCCGTCATGCTTCTTCAGCCGCCACGTCTCGGCGGACCGCGGCATCAGCACCGACGCGCGGGCCCGGCTCTCGTCCTTGCCGCCCTTCACGCCCATGGCCTTGCGCCACGTCTGGGGAACGACCGTCTCGACGCGCAGGAAGTGAGCCGTGCAGACGCCCTTGAGAAAGCCGTACATCTCGCCGAACGCGAAGGACGACTGGGCGCCCATGCCGCGCACGGCCCCATCCGCACCGCGCGAGGGCATGGCGCAGACCTGCTCGACCATGACGAGGCCGATCTGGGGCGACATCAGGTCGATCCAGCGGGCGATCTCGTACGGGTCATAGGTCCGGCGCTTCTTGCCGGCCTTCAGCAGTTCGAGGGTCGGGATATCCTCGACCGTCAGCAGTCCGCCTTCGGGATCGTACAGCGCCATGGCGCCGGACAGGCCGGGGTCGATGCCCAAGATCAGCATACGGCAGTCCTCATTCAGGGCGCAGTTCAGCCGGCAGCTTTCGCCGCCACCCGTCCGCGCTTTTTGGTTTCGGTCAGTTCCAGGGCCGCGTACTCGACGGCGAAGGCATCGAAGCCCGCCAGCCAGTCGGCCCGGTCATCCTTGTCGGTGTAGCCGCCGCCATCCCGGGGCAGGTCCATCACCGCGGCGAACCACCCCGCGCGCCTCAGGCGCTGCGTCCGGTCGGCGTCGCTCTCGTCGGTCGTGCTCTCGAACAGCGACGGCTGCTCGATCTCGACATCTGCCCGCAGCGACCGCAGCACATGCGCGATCTCGCGCTGCTGCTTCTCCATCCGGGCCGGGTCGATCTTCATCATCCCGATCGCGCCCCTCATGCCCGCGACTGGCAGGCCCATCGCCATGGCCTGCGCGTCGATCGTGCGGACGGCGTTCTTCGCCACCTCCAGCACGCGCACAGCCTTGACCCGGCGATGGGTGAATGCCGCGATCAGGATGTCGGGCATCTCATTGGAGAGGCGGTCAGGAGCCGCCATCAGCGGGCGGTCCGCGAGCGAGACGCAGCCACAGCACGCGGAGAGCGAGGCTGAAAGCTCGCCACCTCCGCAGCACGGGCGCGGGTATCAGCCAGTTCACGTTCGAGGCGCTCCACTTCGGTTTCGAGACGCGCGACCGCGTCTTGGGGGTGAAAGACGGCTTCGGTCACGTCGGCGCCGAACGCGGAGACGATGCCGAGCCAGTGGCGGGCGTTTGGCCAATGCCCGGCCAAGACATTCTCAGCCGTACGCGGGTCGCAGCCGATCTGGCGGGCGAGGCCCTTGGCGTTGGTGCGCCGGCGCAGATATGCGCTCAGACGCTCCGACAAGACGTGCGGGTTTCTTTCCATGCACTGCGCTCCCGACATGGTCATTGTTGAACCTGTCGAAAGGGAGCGGAGAGATGCAGTTGGACGCGGACCCGAGGATCCTGACGGCGATAGAAAATGCGGTGGCGGCTTCCCGCTGGCGCACGGCGGCCCGGTTCGAGGGGCCAGAGACGGCGGCGCAGTTCAGGCGCCAGGCCGAGGTCAGGTCGAGGGCGGCAACCCTCGCGCTGACAAGTTTCGCGGGAACGGTCGGCCACACGGCCGACCGCCCCCACTCCGCCGATCGCGCAGTCGGGGGGACAAACTAGCGCGACAGGCGAATTGTGTTGATCTTTCAACGGATCAAAAAACGGCCCCCGAACATGGACACAGGAAGCCGCACGACCGCCACATTTGGCATTGCAGATCACCGGGTTACCGCCGTTACATGGGCGGTGGCGACGCCGGGGGGCGCTGCAATTGGGTGGGGCGATGCCGAATGTGACGAAGTTTCCGGCCGTGTTTCGGCCGCGTCCGGGGGACTGCGAAGCATACGTCGAGGCGGCCGTGGTGGGCATCGGGGCCCTGCACGCTATGGGGGCAATGACCGAGCCCGACTGGGAGCGGCTCAACCACATGCGGGCGCAATGCCTGACGTGCGGAGGGTGTCCGTCGCTCGTCGCCAGATTGATGTTGCCCCCGAGCCGCATGGTCAGGCGGCCTGTTCCGTCGGCGCCGGTGCAGCCACATGAGCGGCCAGTTCTTCGTATGTGGCCAGCCCGAGATCGACCAGGCGCCGCCAACGCTCAGCAGGGATGACCCCGCGACGGCGCCAGTCGATGACGTTCTGGGGCACGACATCGCCGCCCATCAGGCGCGCAACAGCTGCGGCCGAGGATGTTGCGGCGGCGTCGACGATGATCTGTCTGTGGTCTCGCATTCCCCGGACATAGCGGACAGCTATCAGAATGTCAAAGCCTATCGCTATGTGTCGTTTGCTATGGCGGCAGCATGAAAACGACGACAGGCGAGCGACTCAAGAATGCCCGTGTTGCAGCGGGCTATCGAAGCGCAGCTGCTGCGGCCCGCGCGCTGGGTGAGCATCCCCAGAATGTCGCCGACCACGAGGCCGATCGACGGAACCTGACGCCGGAAAAGGCGGCTAACTACGCCCGCCTCTATAAGGTTGAGCCAGCCCTTCTGCTTTTCGGCGACGGGCATGCGTCCAGTTCTGGCGTATCGGGCAATGACAATGTCCGGATGGTGGGTGTCGTCGGAGAGATCAGGGCAGGAGCGTTCGCGGAGATCCCCGACGAACCGCCGGCGCCGTGGGAGTTCGTACCCGTCAGTCTGCCCGAGTACGCGCGGGCCTCTCTCTATGCCCTGTATGTCGTCGGCCGGTCGATGGACCGCTTCTATCCCGACGGGTCCGCGGTCGTGATCTGCCCGACGGCCGAGGCTGGCATCCGGGAAGGCGACCATGTCGTCGTCCGCATCTGGAAGGGAGCCATGGCCGAGACGACGCTGAAGGAGGTGGTGGTCGGGCCCCAAGGTGTCGAGTTGTGGCCCAGGTCGACGGACGCCGCCTATCAGACGCCGATCAAGCTCTATGCGATGCGCGACGAGGGCCCGGAGATCATCGGCGTGGTGGTCGGCAGTTTCGCCAGCCGCGCCGCCCGATCCGGCCCGCTGATCGACCTCGAAAGCGCAAATGCGACAGACCGGGCAAAAGCATAGCGATTAGCTATTGACCTAGGCCATAGCGGGCAGCTATGAATGTTCTCCTGAACAGGGAGGACGCGCTTTGCCGAGCACCGTCACGACAACCCGGCCGGATGAGGCCACAGGTTTCCAGCACGTAGCCGATCCGGCGAACGCGCTGGTCGCCAAGATCAACGCCACCCGCCACCCGAACGTCGTCAAGATGCACGACGCGATCGATGGCTGGGTGAAGGAGGCGAACCGTCGCGGCGGTGATGCGGGGATCGAATACCTCGCCCTTTGCGCCGCTCGCATCGAGCGCAACCGCCAGAACATCGCCGACTATGCGACCGACCGGGCGCCGCTGACCAAGGGCAACGAGGGCCTGTCGCCGTTCGACATGGACGCCGCCGACAGCCGGATCAGCCGGGCGGTGCGCATCCTGAGCGGGGAGTCGGCGTGATGGCCGCCGCTACCGAAACCGCCGAACAGACGGCGTCGTGGCCGAGCATCCGTCGCATCGACGACAACGCCGAGAACGTCTGCAAGTTCGTCTACACTCGACCCGACGCGGTCGTGGAATCTGTCCTGTACCGCTACCCGACCTATCGGGAGCGCACCGTCATCTGCTGCTCAACGCAGTCGGGATGCCCGGTCGGTTGCCGGTGCTGCGGCGCCGGTGACTCTTTCGTTCGTGCCCTGACGGCGGCCGAGATCGTCGAGCAGGCCGTCTACAGCGTCGGCGTCGCCGAAGCCGCCGAGGGCATTCTGGCTGCAGATATGGGCCGCCTTCAAATCATGTTCATGTCCATGGGCGAGCCCCTGTTGAACATGAAGGGCCTCGTTCCGGCGCTGCGGAAGTTGTACCGCCTCTACCCGAACGCGGCGCTCCTGATTTCCACATCGGCCCCGGCGATTGACTACGCCGAGGTCATCGCGATTTCGCAGGAAATCCCCACGGTCGGCCTTCAGTTCTCGGTTCACGAGTCGACCGATGCTGCGCGAGATGCGCTCGTTCCGTTCAAGCGCAAGCTGACCCTTCACGAGATTGCCGTTCAGGGAGAGCGCTGGTTCGACGCGACGGGCCGTCGCCCGTTCTTCAACTACTGCGCTCACGACGGGAACTCGTCGCAGGCTGACGCTGACCGGATTGAGGCGCTGTATGACCCGAAGGTCTGGTGCGCGACAGTGAGCGTCATCTGCGAGCGCGACGAAGGCCTGCCGAAGACCAACGATCACCAGCGCGGGCTCGCCACCGACTTCGCGGCGAAGATGGTTTCTGCGGGCTACGACACGAGGATGTTCGACCCGGCAGGGCAGGACACCATCGGCGGCGGCTGCGGCCAGCTCTGGTTCGTTCAGGAGTGGATGCGTGAACATCCCGGTCTCGCCCGCCCCTCGGTCGGTGCTGGGCTGGCATCGGTCCACGCTCCCGAGGCCATCGCCAAGGCTGTGTCGCAATGAGCCCGACCGCCCCCAACCTGGTCCTCACGCCCGACCCGATCCGCGGCCTGCCGCACATGATCGCCCGTGTCGCCGGCGCCGACACCTATCCGTTCCGCTCCGGCGGCCCCGTCGACACCGACAAGCTGTCCCGCGCGATCAGTTTCGCCCATGCCGCCGCGCACCAGATGACGGTCGCCCGGGTCTATGAGGGCCGGTCCGACTATCGGCGGGATGAGGCGCTGACCGAGGCATCTGCCGCACTGGACGAAGCCCGGCGCCTGCTGACCGAGGCCCGCACGCCGGAACCTCCGCGTGTCGCACCGGCTGCCATGCCGTCGCTGTTCTCGGTGGCCTGCGAGATCGTCAAACCCATGAACACGGAAGCTGCCTGATATGACCACCGGACAACAACGCGCCGCCGCGCGCCTGCAAGCCATCGAAGACGCGAACGCCATTCGCTACGCCGGACTGGCGGACACCCCGACCCGGCAACAGCGCCGTGCGCACCATCGCATGATGTTGGCCCGCGAGGCGAAGGCGCAGAAGAAGGCCGATCACATGACGGCCCGTCGCGCCCTGTCCAAGCGGAAGCGCCCGGCGCGGGAGCGCGGCGAGCCCCGCGGTCTCGGCTGGATCGGCCACCTGCACAGCTACGCCCGCTCGATGGCCGGCCTGAAGATGGCTCTGGGCCTTCGTCTCGGCCGCAAGTGATGCCCTCCCTCGCCGACACCCTCATCACCCTCATGGTCGCCGCCGTCTGGTGCGGCCTGACCGTCAAACTGGCCGGCAAGATGCTCGGCGGAAAGGCATCGAAATGAGCCGGACCATTCGGACCGATTTTCAAGCCGTCAACAGCCGCCGGGTCGTCCTCTATACATTCTCCGACCCCGTCGTCGGCCGTGCCTGGGTCCGCGAGAACGCCGCCCTGCACGACGGGCTGGTCCTCGAGGAAGTCTCGCTCGTCGCCCGCCGTGTGTACCGGCCGCCAGCTGCTGCGGTCCGGCGGAATGACTTCCGGGTGCCGGCGTGTGGGGTGATGGCGTGACGGAGGATGAGGCCCGCAAGAAGTGGTGCCCCTTCGCTCGCGTCCCTGATGGCGGAGGCGTTACCGGCGCCGTGACTGCCACCAACCGGCACGCTGGCCGGAAGACCGGCGGCGACGGGAAGCCTCGGATTCTGCGCGGCAACGCCATGTGCATCGGCTCGGAGTGCATGGCGTGGCGCAAGGCTGAGATCATCCGCAGGGTTGATGGCGGCGGGTACGCGCTCAGCACCTACACAACGCGGACGGTCGGCTTCTGCGGCCTCGCCGGCACGCCGCAATGACCGCCCTCCGCCGCGTCGAGCCCTCCCGCTCGCACCTCGTGTTCCTCCGCGACCGGATGTCGCCGATGGAGCAATGGCTGTTCGGGCTACGCGACCTGCCGGGGGAAGCTGACGCTCATCCGAAGCACCCGCCGCTGCACGACCTCGCGACGACGGGTGCGGCCGGGATACGGCGTGTGCACGCTCTCAGCCATGTCCGGCGCGTCACTGCCGGCGATCAGGGCATCGGCCTGCGTCTTGTCCATCAGGACCAGGGTCAGGCCGAGACCTTCGAGCCAGTAGAACAGGAACGTCGACAGGCCCCATGCGACGCGGCGTCCGTATGTCCGGTTGGGGGCTTCCAGTTTTGCGACGTAAGCGTCCGGGAAGCCGAGGCTGTCGTCGAGGGACTGCTGGCTGATGCCGAGCGCAAGCCGGCGCCCTCGAAGGAGGGAAACGAGACTGCTCTCGCTTTCGATCCGAACCGGTTTCACTGCCATCCGACGCCCCGCCAGAAAGACGCCCCCCATGACGCCTGATGTGCTGGATATTGCGGCGCTTGTCGAGGGCCGTCCCTATCAACCGTTCGTGGACGGCGATCTCGGCTTCCTGCCGCTGAGCCGGGGGAAGTGGACCGTCGTTGACGCCGCGGACTTCGAGACCGCTTCGGTGCTGAAATGGTGCGCCTGCCCAAGCCGGTCCGCTCACAGTGTGAGGTGGTACGCCGACCGCCGCCCGACGATTGATGGTCGGCTCACCAGCCAGCGACTGCACCGCTTCTTGCTGGACGCGGCGAGTGACGAAGATGTCGACCATCGCAACCGCGACAGCCTCGACAATCGCCGGGTCAATCTGCGCCGCGCGACTCGCAGCCAGAACCTCTGCAACAAGTCCCAGGCGCCCGGCTTGAGCGGCTTTGTCGGCGTGGGCCTGCACTGTGGCGGCCTCTGGTACGCCCGCGTCCAGAAGGACCGCCGCGTCTATTCGGCTGGCTATCACCGCGACCCCGTTTCGGCGGCCCGCGCACGGGACGCGCTCGCGCTCCGTCTCCACGGCGATTTCGTTCGCCTCAACTTCCCACAGCAAGGAATTGCCGCATGACAGACCACGCTTTCGACGCATCCCCCGACGTGCTTACCGCCGCAGCCCAAGGCCGCCTGCGTTCCATCATCGAGCGCGTCGAGCGCCTCGAAGACGACAAGGCCGCAGTCGCCGCCGACATCAAGGAGGTGATGTCCGAGGCCAAGGGCGAAGGCTACGACGTGAAGATCATCCGGCAGGTCGTCCGCATCCGCCGCATGGACAAGGCCAAGCGGCAGGAAGCCGAAGCCATCCTCGACCTGTACCTGTCGGCCTTGGGTGAAATCTGATGGCGACCGAGACCCCCGTGTACGCTCTGCCGCTGACTGGCGCCGAGAGCGAGGTCCTTCGCCAACTGTTCTTGAACGGCCCGACGTGGGACGGCGACATCATCAGCAAGTCGGGCCGAGACAACCTGTTCACATACGGGTTGGCCAAGCGAGAGAACGGCTGGAGCTTTCTGACCGCACGCGGTGTTCAGGTGTCGCTCGCGGCCACCCTCGACCGCGCCAAGGAGCGCCGTGAGCGTGAACGCGACCAGCGAGCCCGACGCCCCCTTGAGGTGATCCGCACGTCGGATGATCGCTTTGCTGTCGGCTACTCCAACACCGGCGAAGGTGGAGGGTTTGATCTGCTCGCCGACATCACGGGTCAACTGGCGGCCCTGCTCAAGGTGCCCGCCTGATGTCCGCCGCCGCCGACTTCGAGCCAGCGCCGCGGGTTCCTCCGCTCGCGACCAGCCCCGTCCGCATCCACGCCGAGATGATCCAGGGTTCGGACGAATGGCTGGCCGCCCGCTGCGGGTTGCTCACCGCCAGCGAGATGAAGCTGATCGTGACGCCCACGCTCAAGTCGGCGGCGAACGACAAGGAACGCGCCCACCTGTACGAACTGCTGGCCCAGCGCGTCACCGGCCACGTCGAGCCGTCCTATGTGTCCGACGACATGCTGCGCGGCCGCGAGGATGAGATCGCCGCCCGCGAACTGTACGCCGAGCACTTCGCCCCCGTCACCGAGGTCGGCTTCATCACGAACGACCGCTGGGGCTTCACCGTTGGCTACTCGCCGGACGGTCTGGTCGGCGATGACGGACTGATCGAAGCCAAGGGCCGGCGCCAGAAATACCAGATGCAGACCATCGTCGATCGCGAGGTGCCGCAGGAATACGTGCTGCAGCTGCAGACTGGCCTGCTCGTCACCGAGCGGAAGTGGATCGACTTCATCTCGTACTCCGGCGGGATGCACATGGTCGTCATCCGCGTCTTCCCCGACCCCGTCATTCAGGCCGCCATCATCGACGCCGCAGCCGCCTTTGAGGAGCGGCTGGCGACGAACCTGGCCGCCTACCGAGAAGCCATCACCGAGCGCCGGATGATCCCCACCGAGCGCCGCATTGAAATGGAGATGTTCGCGTGAACGACATGACCGGCGCCATCGTGCCCAAGAGCGACCAGATCAACAGCGACGACCTGATCTCGGGTCCGCGCACCATCCTCATCCGCGACGTGGCCATCAGCGCCGGCGCCGACCAGCCCGTCTCGATCAAGATCGAAGGCGACAGCAAGGTCTGGCGGCCGTGCAAGTCGATGTCCCGCGTCCTCGTCGCCGCATGGGGCCCGGACGCGAAAGCCTACGTCGGCCGGTCCGTCACGCTCTACCGCGACCCGAACGTCAAATGGGGCGGCATGGCTGTCGGCGGCATCCGCATCAGCCACATGACGCACATCGACAAGACCCTGACGATGGCCCTGACCGAGACCAAGGGCAAGCGCGCGCCGTTCGTGGTCAAGCCGTTGGCTGGACAGCCGATCACGTCCACCACCCCTCGCGCCGACGACCACATGACGCACCCGACCGCCACGGTCCAAGCTCGCGCGGACAAGCTGGAGATCGCGCTGAAGGATGCGGCGACGTTGGCCCGGCTGACCGCGATCTGGCAGGCCGGCGCCGGACTCCGCACGGATCTGGAAGCCGCGGACCCTGACCGGCTGCGTGACCTGAAGGCGCTGTACGACCGGCTGGACTCCGAGCTCGACACCCAGGAAGCAACCTAATGTCTGAATCGCAAACACCCGACGCGGCTATGGTTATGGTCCCGCGCGATGAGATGAGCGACGACAATCTCATTGCGCTGGCAGAAGCACATGGGGCGGTTGTCGAGCGCGCCCATGAGCCGGACCACTACCACCACACCATCAGCTTCACGCCGCCAGAACTCCGCGCCATGATCGCCGCCACCCAGCAATCCCCCGACGAGACAGACGTTATTCTCGCAACCGCGCACAAGATGGCTCACCGCATGGGGGAGACCTTCGTTGAGGACGCGGAGAAGATCGCGTCATTCAGGGCGGGGTCTGAGGTCCGGCAATCCCCCATTAGTGGGGAGGGGGCTACAGGCGCGCGGGCTGTCATCAGGGACGGGCAGATCGTCATCAGCATCGACGTTGACGCGCTTCCCGTGATCGTCAGCGGTTCGTGCGCCTCTATGGGGACGATGCAGGGGCTGTGGAAGGTCACGGACGCCGAGGCCTTCGCCAAGGACGTCTGCGTCTCGCTGAACAACGAGCAAGAGGACGGCACGACGCGCGTCCACCTGATGTTCGACAGCGCCTTCATGCACGCCATCGAACAGGGCGCGGAGGGGATAGACGAGGTCAGCGAAGACGAGTTCGAAGCGGAATGCGGAAGGCTCCACGCCGTCCCTCCCGTTCCCTCTGTCTCAGGGGGTGAAGATCAGGGTTCAAATCGCCAAGGCGATTTACCCACCGAGCAAGTGGGCGGGGCTGTTGTAGATCATTCGGTCTATCTCAGCGCCGTGGCCGGGCGAATGGCCTTCAGGGACGCCTTCCGCCGCTGCCTGCCAGTCGTTCGGGCCGCTGACGCTCTGGCGGCGAAATGGACCCACGAAGGCCAGAAGGTGGACAGCGACGACTTCTACGCGGCGATCCACGACGTTTGCGAAGCGGCGATCAAACGCAACAGCGACCACGAAGCCGAAGATCGGGCTCTCGCCTCTGTCTCAGGGGAGGGAGGACGATGAGGGAGGATGGGCGCATTCCGGCTGCTGACGCGGCCTCCATACCCGGCGAGCTTGGACCAAAGCGCAGTTCTCGCCCGGCCATCAACCTGCGCGATCTAGGGTTCGTCGGCACCGTATCGGAGGAGGCCCGCGAGCGCATCCGCGAGCTAGACCGCCGCGCCATGATGGTCCTGACGACTTCCGAAAGGTTTTGGTTTCGATGAGTGTCAATCCGTACAATCCCGGCGACCCGTATTTCGTTTGCGCTGACTGCGACAGAGACGCTTCGGTCCACGTCTTCATCGCGGAAAGCGCGTGGAATCAGATAGCGCCGGGCCGCGACCACCGAACAGGCGTACTTTGCCTTTATTGCATGAGCGCGCGTTTGAAGCGGATGGGCTGGTCAGACGGCTCAGCGCCCGCCTCAATCTCGAACGGCCCTCTTGGCTCATGGACTGCCACCACCCCCGGCAAGCCGTCTTCGGCTAGTGAAGGGGAAGCGTGATGGGTGAACTCAACACCGACAAGGGACACGCGAACGGTTCCTGCAACCGCACAGCCTGCCAAGCGCCGCTCGCCGATGAGCCGGTCCATCAGTTCATGGAGGGCATCTTCACCGGAGGCCCGCGCCTCCACTACTGCATCCGGTGCGCCGCCGACTTCGATAGTTGGGATTTCCGGTCAGGCGACCGGGTGCGCATCTCGCGCGAGGACAAGTCCCCCAGCATAGACACCCAACCTGGAGAGACGTTGTGAGCGAGACCGAGATCGAGATCGAAACACACCCCGTACAAACGAACGGCCACGCACGCGGAGGAGCACGGTGTCCGAAGGTGGTTACGATGGCCGCCTACGAGGTCTACTGCCACAAGTACGCCCCTCAAGAGGCAATGGTCACCGGGGGTTGTCGCGGCGGCTTCGGTGCAGGCGAGCTAATCGCCTTCCTCTATGCGCGATCGTTCCCGAAGGCCGAATGGTCCGCGCGGGTCGATGAAGCCTTTCGCGGGATGAAAAACCTATGACCCCCACAGACACGCAGGTAGGCGACCAATGGGCTTTGGGTTCATCGCCTGACGGCGATACCCACCGAGCACCGGATGGGGCTGTTCTCGGCCGGACGCCGCTCGATAGCACTGTCAGCGTGGAGAGCATCGGCAAGATCATCCGGCGGCACATGCAGGACCACAGTATCCCGGCGAAAGTTCGCTCCGAGCGTGCGGCCTCCGAGGTGGCGGCGAGGTTCGGACTGGCGCTATTGCAGGCCGCCCAGACCGACCCGATGGAACGGCTGACCGGGGACGCCTTGCGAGGGGCGGGCATTGCCTTCATCACGGACCACGAACCGGAAAGCCCGGCCCGGCTCGACTTCTATCTGCCATCCGAAGACCTGCACATTGAGGTCAAGCGGTTTCACAGCGACCGAGTGACTGAGCAACTGACTCGCGCCGAGAACGTCGTCTTGCTGCAAGGCAAGGGCGCTGTCCGCTTCTTCGCTGGAATCGTCGCCGGGCTACCTCCGCCAGCAGCCTCAGTCTCGCCGGGTACGAAGGGCGAAGCCCGGAGTGACCCCAAACCCTCGCAACACCCCATAAGGAGAGAGGGGGAGCCGGTCTGGGCTATCGGCTCTTGGCTTTCCGCCGCGCTGGATGATCCCAAGGTCTGCGCCGAGATGAAGCGCGACATCAACGAATGGTTCGACGGGGGCGGCTACCGTCGCGCCCATCCCCCTACCAGCTATGGGAAGGGGGAAGACAACGAACCGTCAAACATTACTTGTCAGTTCGACGCCGGCCAACCTGTAAGCAATCCTTACAAGTTCACCGCTGAGATCGAGTGGCTGCGAGAGGCGGCGCGGTACTTCGCCAAGCGCCCGACCGGAGGCGAGGACAGCGCACATTGGGCGAACGTCTATAACGCCGAGAACGCCACCAAACTCGCAACCCGCCTCCAAGCCCTTCAGTCTATAGGCGGGAGGACGGAGTGACCGACCACCTGCGCGATCTGCCAGCCAGGCTGACCACCTCCGAGGTTTGCGCGCTCGGCCGGTATTCCGTCCGCACCTTCAAGCGCCGGCGCCGCACCGGCAAGTTCCTGGTCGAGCCGATCGACCGCAACGCCGACGGCTATATTTTCCCGCGCGACCCCGTTCTTCGCGCCCTTGGACTGATCACCGATGACACAGCCCCGAAAGCCTCGCCGGAAAAAGCCCGCGTCGCGGTCGACGCCATTCGAGAAAGGGGCGCTCGGTCCGTACGTGGTCGCCCGCCCAAGAGCGGACGGGACGTGGCGGGTGCTGTTCGAGGTGCCGGCGCGACTCCGGCCCTCCGGCTGGTCGTCGACACGTCCGCTGCCGATTGACGGGCGCCGCGGGGATCTGAGCGATCCGGCCGAGGTTGAGCGGATCAAGGTGGATGCGAAACGGCTGCTGGCGGAATTGAAGGCCGCTCGGGACGGCACGTCGTCCGTCGCTGACCCGGACCGTCGCTCGCTCGAGACGCTGATCACGGACTGGCAGGCGTCGGGCGAGTGGAAGGACAACAAGCCGCGCACGAACAAGGGCTACAACGACTCGATCAAGGAGGTCCGGCACTGGGTCGCGGAGGATGACCCGGACCCGGCCGAGGTCACGGCGCGCGATGTCGAGGCGTTCCTGTCCATCTATGACGACCGGCCGACCACGCGCTATCACGTCCGCAAGGCCCTGCGGCTGATCATGAAGCAGGCGGTGAAGCGGAAGTGGCGGACCGACAACCCGGTGGCCGACGTGAAGGCGCCGATGCCGAAGACGCGGGTGGCGATCTGGGAGCAGGACGATGTCGACCTGCACGTCTGGGCGGCCATCGCGGCGGGCAACAATGACTTGGCGGCGATCATCCTCATGGAGTGGGAGATCGGCCAGCGGTTGACGGATGCAATCGTGTTTCGGCGCGGGGCTGAATACGTCCCAGCGACCGGCATGTTCTCGTTCCCGCAGTCCAAGACGGCTGAAAACGTCTCCATCCCCGTCAGCGACCGTCTGAGGGCCGTTCTCGCCCATATCAAGCAGGATGGCTCGCCGTATCTGTTCCACGACGCGGGGACGAAGCGGCCGTTCCGCGATGTCAGCCGGCTGTCGCATGTATTCGCCGACATGCGCGACCGGTTCCTGATCGACGCGGACGGCCAACCCAGGATCACCGGCGCCCGCCATCTGCTGCTGAAGACCCTGCGCCACAGTTGCGTCGTCCAGCTGGCCCGGGCAGGCTGCACCGTGCCTGAGATCGCATCCATCACCGGGCATTCCCCGGCGAGCGTCGAGGAAATCCTGCGCATCTACCTGCCGCGCGACAGCACGGTGGCCATGAATGCGCAACGGAAGAGAGGGCTGATCGCGTGAGCATCATCGACGAAGCGCGCCGCAAAGTCGCGGCAGCCTGCACCATCGACGGGTCGAGCGAGCCGCTCGCGCTCGTCGTGGGCGACATGACATGGACCCGTATGCGGCACGAGGTCGAGTCCATGATGACCGTGAACGTCACGCCGACCGGAGACACCTTCATGGGCCTGCCGGTCGAGTTCTCGGATGAGCCCGACCACCTGTCCGTGCGCGTCTCCGGGCAACCGGATGGCAAAGCTGAGACGGAGCGGTTCTTCCGCCTACCCGAGGGCTCGCTGCGGGAAATGAAGCCCGGCGAGAAACTGACCTATGAGCGCCGGTTTCCGCTGCCGCCTCTCGCCGAGAAGCCGGAGGGCGGGGCGTGAACTATTTCGATCAGCGCAACGCCGAAGCCATCGAGAGCCTGACAGTCCTGCTGGCCCTCCCGATGCCCGAAAAGGATGACATCGGCGTCGACGGCTTTTTCGACCCATGGCAGTTGTTCCCGTCGCTCTATGGCTCCTACGATCAGGCGTTCGATATTTGCGCGATCGAGGTGCTGCTGGAAATTCGGGAGGGCAAAAAGAGACGCGATGATCTGGGCGCGGAGATGATCCGCGAAATGCTCTGCACGTCGGGCCTGTGCACGTACGGGACCAGCCCGCGCGTCTGCTTCCCAGATCGGGGGTTCGAGCCGCTGCTTCTTCCCCTCATCGAGAAGTGGGCGGCCTTCAGCGCGACATCGTGGAGCCGCGACTGACCCGAGACTGGCGCGCGCCCATCAGGACTCGAACCTGAAACCTGCCGATTAGAAGTCGGCCGCTCTATCCGGTTGAGCTATGGGCGCTGCGACGGCGCGGATAGCAGCGCGGGCGACGGATGGGAACAGGCCGTGCACGAACGTCAGACTATCCGTCAGACTGCGAGTCTGACGCCCCATCGAAACCTCAACGAAATCAATATCTGAAAACGCCGAATGTCCGCCTTCTAAGCGGGGACTTGGCGTTGATTTCAAAAGGCGTCGACGGACTCTCGTGGGCCAGTTCGGGCCAGCCCGGAATCAGGGCGGGCCAGCCCTTACCGGGCTCGGTCAGACGGTCCGCGATCGCTCTCGATGCGATCCAGCTGGTCCTTCATGGCCTCGGTCCGCTCGTCCAGCCGCGCCAAGGTCCCATCGCTCA